GGCGCCTCGGCGGTCAAGACCTCTACATCCCGGCGCCGGATCGATCGGTGCGCGATGCGTCCATCCGCCGCGACTTCACCGGAACGAATGTCGATGAACTGATGCGCCGCCACGGGTTGAGCCGGACCCGCATCTACGAGATTGTCGGCCAGCGCGCGCCGCGCCCTGCACCTGCGAAAAATCCGGATTCGCCCCTAAAAACCGGACTGACAAACAGCTAGCTTCATCTCATGACTATCGCAACAGACATGCTCGCCAGTTACCTGGCCGCCGAGGCTGCTGTGCTCACGGGTAAGTCCGTGCAGTTCAACGGCCGTACCCACACTCACGAAGACCTCGCCGAGATTCGAAAGGGGCGCATGGAGTGGGAGCGCCGCGTCACCAGCGAGTCGGGCAACCGCGGCCCGACCTTCGGCGGCCTTTCGTTCTCGGTGGCCCGATTCGATGGCGAGAGGGGCTGACATGAGCATGAACATCCTCGACCGACTCGTCGGCATCGTCAGCCCCTCGGCCGGTCTTCGGCGCGCGCAGTATCGACGTGCGCTCGCGCACTACGAGGGCGCGAAGCCCAACAAGTCGCGCATGCGTCGCACCGACAACAGTTCGCCAGACACGCTGGTGGGCGCTGGTGCCGCCGCGCTGCGTGCCCACGCGCGATACCTCGAACGCAACCACGATCTTTCTCGCGGTGCGCTGCGCGTACTGGTCAACAACGTGGTTGGGCCTTCCGGGATTGGTGTCGAGCCGCAACCGCGCAGGGCGGACGGTTCCATTCACACCGAGTACGCGGCGCTTCTGCGCGAAGCGCATCGCGACTGGCAGCGGCGACCCGAGGTGACGGGGCGCTATCGCTGGCCTCTCGCACAGCGCCTCACTGCCTACACCTGGCTGCGCGATGGCGAAGCGTTTGCGCAGCAGCTCGTCGGCCCTGTGCCATATCTCAACCACGGCACGCGCGTGCCTTTTTCACTGGAACTCTTCGAACCTGATTTCGTGCCGCTCGATTACGACGACCTGGGCAAGGGCGTGCGGCAGGGCATCCAGTCGAATGCATGGGGTGAAGCGACGGGCTATTGGGTCTACAAGGGCGACCCGCGCGACGGCATGACGTTCATGAACGAGAGCGGGCTCAAGTTCATTCCCGCCGAGCGCATGCTTCACGCGGCCACACTCGACCGCCTGCACCAGCGCCGCGGTGTTTCGGAGTTCGCCAGTGTCATCACGCGCATTGAGGACTTGAAGGACTACGAAGAGAGCGAGCGCGTGGCTGCGAAGGTGGCCGCCTCTTTGACAGCCTATGTGAAGCGCAACGAGGCCAACGGATTCCAGCCGGACAGCCAGCCCGCACCGCCGCGTGATGCCGATGGCAATGTGCTGCCGCGCGATCTGCGGATGCAGCCCGGCATGGTTATCGATTCGCTGACGGTGGGCGAAGAGATCGGGATGATCGACAGCAATCGACCCAACCCCAATCTCATCGCCTGGCGCGCTGGTCAGTTGCGTGCGTACTGCGCCGGCGTGGGTGCGAGCTATTCGAGCGTGAGCCGGGACTATGACGGCAGCTACAGCGCCCAGCGGCAGGAGCTGGTCGAGCAGTGGGTCCACTATGCCGTCCTCGCCGACGAGTTCGTCGGCATGTTCGTCCAGCCGACGTGGGAGACATTCGTGCAGGTCGCGCACTTGAGCGGCGTTGTGCCGATTCCAGCCGACGTGATGCCGGGCACCGAGGACGATGCGCTCTTCGTCGGGCAGAGCATGCCGTGGATCGATCCGATGAAAGAGGCCAATGCGTGGGAGAAGCTCGTGCAGTCCGGCTTTGCGAGCGAGGTCGAAGTCATCCGCCGTCGTGGTGGCAACCCGCGCGATGTGCTGGAGCAGGTCGATGCATTCCGCAGGGACGCAGCGGAGCGCGCTCTCGTGTTCTCCAGCAATGCCGCAACGCCCGCAAACGTCGCGGCTGCGGCGAACGCACAACCGGAGCCGGAAGAAGAAGCGGGCAGGCGCAGAAAATAATCCGGTTTCTCCCCTAAAAACCGGACGCTGGTTTTTTGACACTGAGGGCCTCAACACAGAGGCCCTCAGTTCATGAGCAAACCGCAAAACACTTGGTACGCAATCCGCCGCCGCACTGCCATCGCCGCCGCCGCGTTGGGTGTTGCAGCAGCAGCCGAGATCTACATCTACGGCGACATCGGCGAAAGCTGGTGGGAAGAAACGGTCAGCGCTGCTTCGTTCGTTCGTGAGCTGCAGGCCGTCGATGCGGATCAGATCACCGTCCGCATCAACAGCATCGGCGGCAGCGTGCCCGATGGCCTGGCCATTTTCAATGCGCTGCGCCGCCACAAGGCCACTGTGACGACCGAAGTCGATGGCATGGCCTTCTCGATTGCCAGCCTCATTGCGATGGCGGGCGACAAGGTGCACATGGCCGACAACGCCATGCTGATGATTCACGCCCCGTGGACCTACGCAGCAGGCAACAGCGCCGAGCTGCGCGAACTGGCCGACCAGCTCGACACCTGGGCTGCAGCAATGTCCACGAGCTATGCCGTTCGCACGGGTGACCAGCCCGGGATGCTCGCGCTGCTGACCGATGGCAAAGACCACTTCTACACGGCCGCCGAGGCGCTTGCCGCGAAGTTCATCGATGCGGTTACCGATCCGATGCCCGTCGCCGCAAGCGCTGCGCGCGACCTCCCGCTCAACCGTTACCGCTCGCTGCCTGCAACTTTGCTGGCAGAGGGCACCACCGCGGCACCCGCCGCACTTTCCGCTGAAGAGGACTCTATGAAATTCCGTTCCCATGTGCTGCTGGCCGCCCTCGGTGCTGCCGGCGCAGCTGCGGCCGGCGGCGGAAACGCCGCCGCTCCCGCCAACCCCGCTGCACCCGTTGCGGCTCCCGATGCCGCCGCAGTGCTGTCCGCCGATCAGGCGCGCCGCTCGGGCATCCGCGCAAGCTTCGCGCGATTCGCGGCGCAACCCGGCGTCGCTGACATCCAGCGTGTCTGCGAAGACGACCACGCCGTCACGGTCGAGGCCGCCGGTGCGCGCCTGCTCGCGCACTTGGCGACGGGCGCAACGCCGGTTGCCGGTGCCCATGTCACCACGGTCGAGGACGAATCCGACAAGCAACGCACGGCTGCCACGCAAGCGCTGCTTGCCCGCGCGGGTCTGGAGAAGGCGGAGGGCGCGAATCCGTTCCGCGGCTACACGCTCGCCGAGCTGGCTCGCTCCAGCCTGGCGCGTGCTGGCTTCAAGACCGATGGCATGGACAAGATGCAGTTCATCGGTGCCGCCTTTACGCACAGCACCAGCGATTTCCCCGGTCTGCTCGCCAACGTCGCGAGCAAGTCGCTGCTGCGTGGCTACACCGAGGCAGACGAAACCTTCCCGCTGTGGACTCGTGCCGGCTCGCTGGGCGACTTCAAGCCTGGCAAGCGCGTTGACCTCAACGCCTTCCCGAGCCTGCGCAAGGTGGCCGAAGGCGCCGAATACAAGTACGCGAATCTTGGTGAGCGCGGCGAGACCGTGATTCTGGCTACCTTCGGTGAGCTCTTCAGCATCACGCGGCAAGCGGTCATCAATGACGACATGGATGCGTTCACCCGCGTTCCTCGCCTGATGGGTCGTGCAGCCATTCGCACGGTCGGCGATCTGGTGTACGCGGTGCTGACCGGCAATCCCGCAATGAGCGACGGTGTGCCGCTGTTCCATGCGGACCACGCGAACCTGATGTCGGCCAGCGCGATCACGACGGCGAGCGTCGATGCGATGGGCGCGGCGATGGCTGTGCAGAAGCAAGGCAAGTCGGCGCTGAATATCGGCCTGAAGTATCTGCTTGTGCCGCGTGCGCTGCGAGGCGTCGCCAACGTGGTGAAGGCGAGCGAGTTCGAAGTCGGCGCCGCCAGCAAGAACAACACCGTGCCGAACTCCGTTCGCGACACCTTCGAGGTCATCTCCGACGCCCGTCTCGACGCGGCGTCGGCGACTGGCTGGTATGGCGCGGCGGACCAGAACGCCACCGACACCATCGAGGTGAGCTACCTCGATGGCAACGATCAGCCATACCTCGAACAGAAGGCCGGTTGGAACGTGGATGGCACCGAGTTCAAGGTGCGTATCGACGCCGGCGTGTCGCCGCTCGACTTCCGAACGATGGCGAAGAACCCCGGCCAAGCCTGATGCGCCTGGCGGAGCCTCGTGGCTCCGCTGATGCCTCACACCTCAACTTCCTCAAGGAAACGTCATGAAGAATTTTGTTCAAGAAGGCCACGTCCTCGACTACACGCCGGGTACGCCGGTGGCGTCGGGCGCTGTCGTGGTGATCGGCGCGCGCGTCGGGATTGCGGTTGCCGACATCGCCGCCGGCAGCACTGGTGCCTTGCGCGTCAAAGGCGTGGTCGAGCTTGCCAAGCTGGCGGCCGATGCGCCGGCGCAGGGCGCGCTCCTGTACTGGGACGATGCGAACGACCGTCTCACGACCACTGCCAGCGGCAACACGCTGGCG